CTAGAGTTAGAACCATCTCCGTAATAAATAGCCATTATGATACCTCCGTTAAAGCAAACTTATACTTTTTGCCATTGCGTTTGTTAATCAAGAATAAATCGTCTGCACCTTCTTGTATAGTATAACTTCCCCAAGTTCCGTCAACGTCATTAGATGAACCTTCGTTAGATAAGTTAAGGTCATTAGTGTAAATGTTTCTTACTCGTTGTGCTGTAGAACCAATGTCATAAGTGTTGTTTGCTTCTGGCCTAAAGTGTCCATCATTTGAAAAACTCCACCTGGTAGCATTATTTGTTGCTATATAAATAAAATCATTATTTTGACCCCAGAGGTAATTATTGTTTCCATCATGATAAATTTTTAGGTCTAACCCCGAACCAAATATTGCTTTTTGTGAATCTGCCCAAATAGCATCATCACTAAAATGTGTACCATCACTTTTTATAGTAAATTTACCAGAACCACCCTTTTGAACTTTTAAATCACCCCTTACTTGATTTATAACACCATCATCATTAGATCCAACTCTTATTTCTAAGTCAGCACCAGTTCCAAAATAAATATGTTCATCATCTTGAATCCTTAAATCACCATAAACTTGAACACCACCATTATTTGTCTCAAACTTTTTACTGTTGTCGTAATATAATTCTACGGCTCCGTTATTTACAGCTTTAAGATAAGTCTCATTATTTGCAAGATTCTTAAGTCTTAAATCATTAGTTCGTACTCTCAGTTCTCCAGTAGCATTATAAATATTTCCTGATCCACTACTTGATTCATGGAAAATTTGTAAATCTGCTGAAGTGTCATTTCCAAACTTTACAGAGTGGTCATCATCCAAGAAAATATTATGGCTGTTTGTATCTAAATCACCGCCTAGCTGCGGTGAACTGTCATTTACCAAATCAGTTACTACAGCAGCCCAACTTAAATTACCATTGGCATCTGTTGTTAAAAATTGACCATTAACAATATTAGAAGGAAATGTAAGAGTATAACTTTGCGCTGCACTATGCGGTGGAGATTTTAGTTTTATGCCATGACTATTCTGACTACAGTTAAGTTGTAAATATCCATCAGAAGAACCATCGCCTTTTACTTCTAGTCCAGGAGCAGAAGATGTAGATACAAGATTTAATTTAGTTCTTGTTACCGCACCGCTTCCTAACTTAGCTTCAATAACTGATCCGTTTTGAAGGATAGCACTTGTTACTGTGTTGTTGCTTGGTGTACCAATGTTTACAGTAGAACCAAGAACTATCGCAAAATAATCTGACCCACTAGCAGGAGCAGCAGCTAACTTAACTGTGCTGCCAGATAAAGCAAAACCTTCTGAAGGTGTAGATGTGCCAGCATTAGGTTTCTGTATAACACCATTGATACTTAAAATTATCTGCTGTGCATTACTTGGTGCGTTTGTAATAGTAAAGTCTTGTACGCTTCCATTAAATGCAGGGCTAAGTGTAGATATAAAGAAGTTACCAACAGATTGTGCTTCTTCAAAAGCACCTGATGTTGCGTTATATACTAATAACTTTGAAGTAGAAGTATTAAATATTAAATCCCCTGCATCATTATCACTTGTAGGGTTTGTTGAGACTACTCTATATCTTGCATTAAAATCATTTATATCATCTGATAGCTGTAAAACATCTGTTTCTTTTGCTAATAGCTTATGGTAGTTATATATCTGACTTGCACCTGTAGAACTTACAAGTAAACCTAAATTATTAGATAATGTTTTACTTCTAAGACTTGCTGGAAAATTATTTATAGTTACGTTGTCGCTACCATTGCCAAGTGTCCTGGCATTTGTTGCTACTCCAGAGCTATTAATAACTAAACCATCAGCATTAGAAATACTTATAACAACACCTGATACTGGTTGTGTTGCAGGAAAACTATCTTCATCTGCTATAACTTCTAATCCACCAACAGGAGCTATTTGGTTAGCAACAAAGTTTACAACAGCAGCAGAAGTAGGAAATTTTGTATTGCTATTAGTAATAGATGTCTCTTTTGCCATGCCATCCAACTGGTTTAGATCGGCAATATCAGCAGTAAGAGCAGTGCTGTCAGCTAACTTAGATGCTGTACCAGATTGCATACCAGCTAACTGTGATAACTCGCTATCGAGAGGTTGCGATGTTGCAGCTATATAGGCTTTAACTGATTGTTGTGTAGGTACTTTTGTGTCTAAGTTAGAACCAAAAGTATCTTCATCTATAACAAACTGCATAGCAGCTGTAGTTGCATCGCTGTTCATTACCGCACCAGCAGCATCTACGTTAGTTGCATCTGTAACGTCTGCATTTGCTTCAATAGCATTTAATTTTGTATGGTCAGCATCTGTAAAGACATTGCTATCTGATGCAGATTCCACCAGGGTTCTTATTTCTGCTGCACTTTGATCTGCGGTAGCGCCATCTTCTACGTTAATCATTGTCCGTAGATTAGCTGGTGTTATTTCTTCAATGACTCCTGCGCCACTAGAGTCTCTACCTAAAATCCTGTTTGTAGCTGATACGTTTTGTATTTTTGAATAAGTAATAGAAGCATCTGCTAATTTAGAACCAGCAATAGCTGCACTTGCATTTACGTCTGCGTTAACAATATCTAATGAGGCAAGTTTTGATTTAGCAATAGCAGCTGACGCATTAATATCAGCATTAACAATAGTTCCGTCTGCAATTTGTGTAGATGTAATACTGCCACTTCTTTCTAAATATGCTTTTGTTACTACATCTTGGGCGTTAACTGGATCTGCAACATTAGATAATCTTTGACTACTTAGTGAAGGTAAACCTGTACTTGCATCAATAGATATACCTTGCTTGAGTGCATCATCTAGCTCCTGGGCTATAAACAAACTTTGTTTTTCTGCTGTATCTAAGTCGGTAGCTGTAAGTGTTGATCCATCTTCAAAATCAACTAATGGAGTAGATAGTGATGATACTCTTCTTATTTCTACTCTGGTGTTAGCAGAAGCCAATCCTGTGTTAAGGCGTACTTTTTTTGGTGTTGTATTAGTTATTACTTGAAACTCGTTGCTTCCTGTACCCTGTACTTTTTCTACAAAGTTAACAAATACTTTTATATGCTCTTCTTTGATGTAGTCAAAGGTAAAAGTAAATTCCTGATCTCCAGCTGAGTTGCTAGTTATTATGCGTTGTGCGAAAGCCATTAGTTAAGTTGAGCTAGGAACTGGTTAGAATCATTGCGACTTTGTTTGTCGTTCATACTATTTAGTCTATCTCTTGTGTATTGTTTATCAATGATCTTTTGATCTCTTGCTTCTATAAGGCTGTTTATATCTGGCCTTTCTTCTAAGAATTTATTTTTCGCTTTTTCTTTAAATTCAGCAACGACATTCTTAATCATCGTCATCCTGGGGTTTTCGACATCGCTGCTAACATCATACGGCAGAGAGGCATAAACTGGATCTATTGTGACTAATGCTGTAAGTTCTTCCCATAAAGTATTGCCAGCTTCGTTTTTAATTTCTTTTGTACCTATAGTTATCAGTCTGTTTAGCTCTTCTCTGTTAAGAACTTTGCCTGGCAAATTAAAAATATTATCATTCCAGGGTTTGTAGTTAGATCCTTTACCATACAACTTACTTAACTCTACATCGACAGGATGTGTAGATTTAGAACGACTAGGAAATGCAGAAGTAGGTGTAAGCATTTTATAGAAAAACTTTAGCCAGGGCATATCTTCTGGTATTGCACCTGTACCAGCGTAATCTCTGTCGTCTATAGGATCTCCTGAGTAGTTATGTAATACAGGCGGCAGTCCTTCTCTTCCTCCAGGAATTTGTAATTGTATTCTTTGTGCGGTGTTTGATACAACATTAAATGGAAAAGGTAGTTCACTAGCTACAATATCTCTTCTTGCTTCTCCTATATTAATTTTTCTAATAGCAGCTGGTACTAGCAATGATGATAGTTTTCTTTCTATGTATCTACTAAATGCACCAGTTTTGCCTTTCTTCATTCTTCTTGCAGCATCTTCATAGGCAATCATCTGTCTTTTCTTGTCA